AGGTTACATAAAGCAGGGTTTTTGAATTATTACATTCACGGCATGAATTCGACCCATGTAGGGGCGGACGTTGGCAATGGCTCTGAATACAGGAAGATGAAAGATGAAGGTTTGAATAAGGCGGGGGCAATTTATAGTAAGTGGTGTAGGATTTATGATAGCGGAAAACTTTACTTACCTTATGAGCAGGAGAATTACATTATTGAAATGAATCAAATGCAATGAACAACAAACAAACTTTTGTAAAATATGAGAATGAGTGGATGACTGTTCGTAATGGATTCCTAAGGGATTTGACAATGGAATGTAAAACCGAGGTTGAGCGTATTTATAAAGAGGAGATTGATATTAACTGGCTTCCTAACAAATGGTGTAAAGCCTGTTATTACGATGCCATTAGAAGATTAATTATTAAATTTGGATTATAATGCCACTACCGAATAAGAACGAAACGAAAGACGATTATTTGCAACGCTGCATGGGCGATAGTGAAATGCAGAAGTACGATCCTGAGCAACGATACGCCGTTTGTAATTCGTATTGGAAAGAAGAGAAACTAAGGAATATATTTAGTAAAGAAGCTAAAACAGTATTTGATAATGGAAAGGGAACTAAATGAAAAGCAAAATCTTTTCTGTAAATATTACGTGAGTAAAGAGTTTTTTGGTAGCGGCGTGGAAAGCTATGCCGCTGCTTATGGTTTGGATTTGACAAACCAAAAAGATTATAATAGCGCAAAGGTATTAGCGAGTAAGTTATTAACAAATGTGAACATTCTTTCACGTATCAATGAGGAGCTGGATGCGGCTGGGTTGAATGATAATTTTGTTGATAAGCAATTGCTTTTTGCCATTACTCAAAATGCCGATCTGAGTTCAAAGGTTAGGGCAATTCAGGAATACAACAAACTGAAACAAAGGATTATTGAGAAACTTGAAACCAAAAACAATAACAAAATAACCGTTGAATATGTTAGTGCGGCTCCCGGAACTTCACACGAACCAGAAGAAAATAAGGCAGGAGGCTAAGCGATTCAACGTTTTGGATTGCGGTCGGCGGTGGGGTAAGTCGAAACTGAGCGTTAATCTTTTGGTTGAGGGCGCATTGGATGGATATCCTGTTGGGTACTTTGCTCCGACGTATAAACTACTCGAGGGAACGTTTAAAGAGTGCTATAATGCCTTAGAACAGGTTATAAAGCGAAAGCATGACCAGCAGTTTATTGAATTGGTTACGGGCGGGATTATTGAGTTTTGGAGTTTGGATAATCCGAACGCTGGCAGATCGAGAAAGTATAAGGTAGCGATTGTTGACGAAGCGGCATTTGTGAAAGACCTTTGGGAAGCGTGGACGCAAAGCATTAGACCTACCTTAACGGACTTAAAGGGCGGGGCGTGGTTTATGAGTACGCCGAAAGGGAAGAACGATTTTTACAAGCTCTGGATGCGTGGGCAAACGGGCGAAGAGGGATGGGCAAGCTGGCAGATGCCGACAAGCACAAACCCTTTTATTGACATATCGGAGATTTATTCCGCTGAAAAGGATTTACCTGCTTTGGCATTTAAGCAGGAATATTTAGCAGAGTTTAACGATAACGTAGCCAATCCGTTTGGCTTTCAGTTCATCAAACAATGTACGATGCCAATGAGTACGGAGCCTGCGGTTTGTTACGGCGTGGATCTTGCGAAGTCGTTTGACTGGACGGTGATTATCGGTCTTGACAGATTTGGTCAAGTCAGCTATTTAGAGCGGTTTCAAAAGGATTGGAATATAACGAAGCAGATAGTAACGCAATTACCGAAAGCACCGATCAAAGTGGATAGTACGGGCGTTGGGGATCCGATTGTTGAAGACCTGCAAAGGCAGCGGCCAAATGTGTTCGGGTTTAAATATTCGGCAAGTTCAAAGCAGCAGTTAATGGAGGGTTTGCAATCAGCGATACATCAAAGGAAGGTCGGCTTCCCGGAAGGGGTTATTACAAAGGAGCTTGAGAGCTTTGAGTACGAATACACGAGAACGGGGGTGAGGTTCAATGCACCTACTGGTATGCACGATGACTGTGTGAACGCCTTAGCCTTAGCATGGGCGCAATTTATGGAAAGGAAACACGATGTAAAATACGTTTTTATATGACATGGAATGATTTAACGGTGGGGCAGTATCAGAGGCTCTACGGGATATTAAAGCAAACAGACAAAACGAATCTGGACATACTTACTGAGATTATCTCGGTTTGCGAAGGTTATGCTATTGATGAAATAGACAGCTGGCCATTTAGTAAGTTAGTAGAAAAGGAAAAAGAATACAAGTTTTTGGAGGCGTTGGGCTTTGATAAGACGGCGAAGAAGTATATCAATATCGGGAAGATACGATACAAGTTTGTCCATAAGATAACTGAGATCCCGGCTGCAAGGTATATCGAGTCGAAACACTTTTTAAAAGAGGACTTTATCGACAACCTTCACAGCTTAATGGCTTCATGTGTTATGCCTATGCGCAAAACGTGGAGGGGATGGGTTGAGGAAAAGTACGATGCGAAGCTACACAGCCAATATGCGAACGATTTAAAGCAGGCGAAGTTTGTGGAGGTTTACAATTGCACGCTTTTTTTTTGTCGATTATACGCGGAATTGATAAAAGGTTTGGAGCCTTATTTGACAAAGGAACTGATGAAAGTGACGACAGCGGACAAAGTAGCGGAAGTTCAAACAGCTTTGCAGCTAATTACGGATGGATTTACAGTACCGAGCAGGTAGCTGAGTTGGAGCGGATTACCTTAGATCAGGCTTATGATATGAACATTTTACAATATTTGAGCGATTTGGTTTACATAAAAGAAAAGCAAAAGAACGAGCGTAAGATGATGGAAGAGATCCGCAGGAATTACAAATAGGTTGGTTTATACATGGCAAGCATTCCCCCCGTTTATTCTTAGGCAGGGGTTTTGTTTTTTAGGTATTTAATAAAAGAATATGCCTACAATAGCACAAGCACAAGCGAAACTGGGAGCCTCCGATTATGAGAGCTGGGGTGTGTTAAAGTCGGCGTTTGTGCCAAAGAACAGCATACCTTTGGCTTTGCAGTTGGTTGCGGAATACGTTGAGACGTTTGAGAGGAAGGTAGCGGATGAGTTGAATAGATTAGATAAAGTAGATACCGGAAACCTTGCAAGCTCTATAAGGTTTGAAACTACTGAAACAAAAAACGGGATAATAATAAGCGTTTTTGTAAACGATTATTACAAGTTCATTGATAGCGGTGTTCGTGGTGTTGGAAGAAACAATAAGAATACAACATCGCCTTATAGATTCAGAACTTTAAACCCTTCGCAAAGCCATGTGAATGCGATCCGCCAATGGATAGCGCGCAATGGCATAAAAGCGCGGGCAACGGATGTGAAGAAGTACGGTGCGGTGGGTAGGGAGAGCAGGCAGCCTCAGGATAAAAGCCTTGCTTATATTATTGCTCGATCGATCAAAAGCAAGGGATTGGTAAGGACAGGATTTTGGACGGATTCAATTAATGAAACCTTCAAAGACTTTGATGTAAAGATGTCGCAGGCTTTAGGTATTGATATCCGAGTGAATTTGGAGAATATGGTTAAAGAGATTAAAAAGAAAAAATAATGGCAATTACTATCATTCAGGAACCAGCAGAATATGCGTCAGCTCATGATGCTTTGTGGCACGTTGTGGAGTCAGATAATAAAGACGTTGCAGGCTTTCAATATATTTTTGATATTTACAAAGACAATGTTTTACTTACGAGAGTAAAAAATTCACCTTATTCAGTTTTTAAATATGGTATTTTAAATGTTGGTAATATTGTAAGATCGACAATAAATCAAGAACGATTTACAGGTATTTATATTCATCATGAATATAATCCTACATTCAATTACTTTACAATTTCCGCAAAAACGGAGGTTTATTTCACTGAATATGATGTTCGTTTTGGAGAATCTACTGGAACAACAATATTCCCGGATATTGCCTCAGGAACTTACAGGGCGTATAATAACTATAAAACATCTCGTTGGAGCCGTCAAAATAGTGATATTTCTGGTAATGTATTTCTAACGAATAGACCGCGACCTTTTAATTATTACAAAGGGCATCCTATTGTCTTTTCAGTATATCCTTTATTGAACGAAGAAGAAGATAATGCAATTCAATTATTTTATGTTAATCCACCTGATAATTTATTAAACGGGGAAATTTTATCTTATGATAATCTAAATACTTTTGGATTAGTCCCAACAGGCACTAATTCATACATCGAAATGTATGAGAATGTAGATTTTGATGAGATATTAATTGAAAGAATATACTTAAAACAAAAATGTTCAAAATACAAATGCCATACGCTTGTGTTCATGAATGCCTATGGTGGCTACGATAGTGCTACTTTTATTCATGGTAAGTTATTAATGGATAACGATAAAAAGAAGTTTGAGCAATCAAAATGGCAAATAAATCCTTATCTCGATCCATTTATTACGGATAAAATAACATGGTTTCAAGATGAAGCAGGAGCGTTTCAATCAATAGTTTATAATGAAGGCAATAAAGTATATGCAAATACTTATAAGGAAAAGATGGAGCTTACTTCTGATCTTTTAAGCACTGAGGAATATTTGTGGCTTGGTGAATTAATAAACAGCACAAGAGTTTACTATTACGATGTTGATAAAAGAGAATATTACCCGGTTACAATTACGAACAACAATTATGAGTATAAAAATTCATTTACAAACAAAAGCGAAACTTTAACTATTACGATTGAATTTGGAACCACTCAAAACTCTCAATACAAATGATTTATGAACTTTTTTTGGAGGGTGAGCTTGCAGATATTAGGCAGGATCTTGGGATGCAGCTTAGCTTTAATATTGATGACATTAATAAGTATGGCAGCCGCGATACTTCATTTAGCAAAACGATTGTTCTTCCCGGTACGGCAAAGAATAACAAGCTGCTGGGTTTTGTTAGTGAGCTCGGTGGCTTTAATGATTATGCTGCTGGATCTCCAAATATAAATTCTAATTTCAACCCAGCGCAAACTACTAAAGCAGAATTAAGGGCGAACGGATTATTGTTATTGAAAGGCGTTTTCAGGCTCACAGGAATCATAAAGGATCGGGACATTATAGAATATGAGGGTAATTTATTTGGGGAGCTTGGGGGGTTTATATCTAAAATAGGAGCTGGCAAATTAGAGGATTTAGATTTTAGCACTTACGATCATGTATATAGTC